GCCCCTGTTCTTCCACGGGTACTTCGCGATCGCTGACTTGCCGACGATGTCATAAATCTGCTCGTTGAGCGTCTTGTCGCTCGGCGGCAGGATGACGACGGGCGGTGGTTTGATTGGCTCACTGAGACCAACTTCCTCGGCCCACGGCCGAAGTAATTCGCGCCACGTGTACGCTCCCACAATCCCGTCATCGTCCAGCTCGTGATCGCGCTGGAATTGCTTGACCGCCTGCTCGGTCATCGGGCCGAAGTCGCCGTCGACGATCGAGCCGCCGAGGCAAGTCTGCGTCATACTTACGTAGAACCCTTTCGAACCTTTCCGAAGGACCGGTAGCGTTTTCTTAGGCGCGGTTGCGTCAGGTATAAACGCGCCAATGCCAGTATCCCACACACTCGCGTCATCATAGAGCGCGGCATCGTCCGCGACCGAGACATGGACGTGTTGGTCGTGCGGGTTCGAGCCCGTATACGGCCGCCATAGCCACGGACTTGGTCCCGCATTGCCGGCGAATATCTTCTTATTCGAGATGACATACTTAACGCGCTTGTCGTGCTGTCCGCGTAGATGCTCGGCAAACTTGTAGCTATCGAACCCGCCGCGCGGATCGTGGGTGATATCCTGCGCTTGAACTACACCCGCGGCGTTGGGGTTATGGTCGCTTTTGCGTGCCTGATGGGCAGCATCTCCCAACCAACCATCATTGTCTTTGTTGCGCATCGGCGCGGCATCGTTCACCTGCGCCAACACTTTCTCAGTTGCCTTGGCTCTGCGTGCCATGCGCCTCTAGGAACGAGTTGGTCGCTGCGATGTTGTTATGCCAGCAGGCGGGCCAAGAAGGAATAACGACGATGCCCAATCCGAACGAGCCGGGTAACCCGAACCCGAACCCGAACCCGAACCCGCAACAGCCGGGCCAGGGCCAACCGCCGAAGCCACCCAATCAGCCGCGGTAACCGCGCGGCTCGATCGTGGGAGCGCGAGCCCCCAGCCCCCCGATCCCCTCTCGCGCTCTCACGTCTTTTCTAATCTGACATCGCGCATTGTACGAGCTGCTCAGCCACGACGAACCAGAAGATCAACATCGAGCAGAACAAGATCGCGGCTGGCCGCATGTGGTTGATGCACCAGACCGCGCCGCAAGCCAGCACCATCGCGATCAGCAGATTGAACGTTTGCACCTATGGCTTGTGCTCCCGCTTCTCGTTCTCCAACGCAACCCGCAACAGCAGCTCAAGCACGCCCACTATCCAGCGGTCGTAATCGACCATCCGGCTGGCGCCCGCGTTGTCGGCGTCGATCTGATGCTTGCGTCGCAGCAGTTCGGCGAGGTCGTCGACGATCATGATGCATCCGCTTCAATATGGCCGCAGCGCAAGCAAGATCAGCACGGCGATCGCCCAAAACATCACGGCGGCAATGATGCCGATGTAATAGCCGATTGTCAGCGAAAGAACCGCGACCAAGAGGATTCCCGCATACCAAAACCATTCATGTCGGCTCAATCGGCCCCCAATGGTCATAGCCAAGCCAGGCCACTACTGCGACTACGACTAGGATGGCAATTAGAATCCAGACTGCTATGGGTACACGTTTCATGGGCCTATCACGCGCAGCGATGGAATGCCGAACAGCAAGGCCACCAGCATGTACAGCCCGATCAACGCGACTACGGCGAGGTAGCCCTTCTGCACATTGCCCGGCACCGACATACTCATCCAGCTACAGAACCAAAGGATGATCGCGCCAACCAGCAGCAGAATCGCGACCACGATGGCGATATTTATGATACCGAGCACGATGCCGCTTAGTGACATGGCTGCGTCTCCCTATCTATACCGATGAACATATTCAATGCAGGCGTCGCCGCTCCTGCACGAATAGGTCGCAGGCATGATCAATTTCTTCGACGCTGGCGAAGACGCCGAGTTGCACCGACGGTGCATCAACCATGATCGCCGTCAGTAGATAGACGCCCGGCCAGATCATCATGACTTCGAACGATTCGATCATTCGGCCGCTGCCACCACTTCCTCTTCCCCCGCCAGCACACGATTGACTTTGAATCGCATGTCGAACGCGGGCACCCACGCACACCTGCAGTCGACGTGTGCCGGCAGCATGCCTTGCGCCTGCGCCAGCGTGTATGGGCCTTCAGCGCTGATGTCCTGGCAGACGATGCACACCCGGTCGTCGCCCGCCGTCTGCGAATTGACGTACTCTGCGCCTATTGCCAAAAGTCTTTTGGGCAGCAGTTGCGTCACAGTCTTCGCCTCGGTCTCGACTGCTTTCGCTTGTGCCCCCACCGCCGCGGTGTTGGCTTCTTCCGCTTTTGCCTTTGCCCTCGGCGTCTCCGTCTTGGCTGCGGTTTTTGCAGTTCGCGTCGCTGCATATTCCGCCGCTCTTGCCTCTTTTCTCGCGGCCAACACCTTTTCCCATGCGGCTTTTGCTTCGGCTTCTTGCGCCGCTGTTGCGGCTTTTGCTGCCTCCACTTCCTTGCGCGCTCGACCTTGCGCAATCCGCAATTCCAACTGCGCTTGCGCCACCGATTGAGGGATCGGCGCTCCCGCCATCTGCGCCGCGATCTCAGCCGCCAAGCGCTTTCGCGCTGCTTGCAACTCGGCTTCCGCTTTCGCCTGTTCCTCTTCCCGTTGCCGCCGTTGTCGTGCCAGCAATTCTTCCGCCGCCGCAGTCAGTGCCGCCAGTTTCCGCTTGGCCGATTGATCATGCACGATGGCGTGATCGTGCCGCAGAAATCGCGACAGCTTCGGATTGACCAGCCGCTCGGGAATGATGCCGACTTGGGTGACCCCAGCCGCCCGAAACTGCTCGAGCCGCGCCGCATTGTGCAACTTCACGGTCATGTAATTCACGAACATCTGCAGCCGTACCATACCCACCTTGCGGATAGCTGTGAGAACCTGGCGATACATCAGCTGCGGCTTTTGCCGTGTCAGTGCTGCAGCACCGGCTTGCCTGCTGACTTGCTGCACCAGCGCGGCAGCGATGCCAGCGAGCTCGCGGCGGGCAAGCTCGCTGTACACCGCTGGCAGCGGCTGTTGGTTGCCAGGAGGAGGGCCCACCAGTTCGCCGCCAGCTACCAGCCCGGAATCGTAGGCACGTTGCAGATATTTCTCCCACCAAGACATGCTGAGCAATTGGGTATCGACCGTGCGCGAAAACCATTCCGCAAACGCCGACAGCCGATGGCCGGGTTGTGGAAACAACTGCGCCCATGGGGTATCGCGCGCCTGCATCAGATCATGCTCGACCAAGATGGTATGCGTCATCGAGCGAACTTGACCGAGCCGCCGGTTGCCTTCGGCCAGGAAGGCGCGGCGCAACAAGCGGGTGCCAGTTGGGTCGGTCATCAATTCTGCGGCGAATCTATCACTAAAATGGCGGCCACAACTTCATCATCTTTCGCTAGTTCGTGAATCATTTTCTCTAATTCGGATGGTTTCTTTCCGTCCCCAAGTAGCCATATAAGTGCCTGCTGCGCTCCATACATCATGTCTACGTCTTCACCTTCAGCACGTAGTGCTTTGAGTAGTTTCCGAACCTCACGTAATTCGCGCCTGACTTCTAATTCAGTTTTCACAATTCAGCTCCGTGGCAATGTCTTGCCAGGGCGCTGCGGCGCGGTCGGCAAAGGCTTGGGTTGCGCTGGCGGTGGCTTGGCACCGTTACCCCCATTGGGCGGCGGCGCATTCGGATCGAGCGGCTGGCCGGTCACCGGATCGACGCCGGGCATCAGCATCGGCTGTGGCGCATTCTGCTCCTCAATGGTGTCGCCCGCAGCGGCCGCATCCTCGAGCGCATTCTGCAGCCCCGGATAAGTGCCGTCCTCGATCAACTGATTGACCCGCCCATTGGCGAGCGCCACCGGCGGGACCTGTGCGGCGTTGACGTCGATCTGGTACGCTTGCGCTTTCTTCAGCGCGATGTCCGCCTTGTCGCCATCGCTCAATTGCCACAGCGAATTCCAGTCGTAGTAAATCTCGGGCGGTCGCGAGCCCAGCGCGGACCGAATGATCACCTCGTCGAGAATCGACATCGCCGGTGTCAGCACCGTGCTCTGCTCGCCGGCTAATTTATCGTAGTAGTTGCGGAAATCCGCCTCGCCGGTGACGTTAAGCCCGCGATGCGGTAATCCGAGAAACCTTCCAGCCGGAATGTCAGCAGCACCTGATGCAATCTGCAGATACGCGGTAATGACCTCAGGCACGCCTGCCAGATTGGCCTGCACCCGCTGCCATTCTTCGGTCGAGTCCAACACAACCGTATTGATCACCGATTTCATTGCATTGGCAGTCGCAAACCGGGTCTGCAGTTTGCTGGTGCCCTCTGCGGTCGATACGATCTCCGTCATGTCGGGAATTTTGATGATGTCGATCTTGAGCTCGCTGATCAACGTGGCCAATGAACCTGATACCAGCCCGCACATTTTCACTGCATCGTTTACCGACTGCAGGACACTGTCGCCCCATTGCTGGCCGCTCATGATCGGATCGGGCAGCGCCGAGCCAATGAACCGCACAACGCGGCTAGGATGCAACTGCACTTGCTGAGTCAAACTGCCCTGCGGACCACTGCGCACCTCGTACCAAGTAGGCAAACCATAGTACGGTGACGTCACGTCGGTCTCGAGCGGGCCAACCGCTACGTTGATCATCGAAACGACATGCAGGAACTTGAGGCTGTCTTGGCCGACGCTCTCCGGGTCCAATTCCTCCTCGGGAGCACCGCCGTCGACGCCCATGATGAGAAGGGCACCGCCGTACAGTCGCGACTTGATCAGCGCCTGGTGCACCTTTTGCTGGATGAATAAATTCTTCTCTAATTCCTCAAGCAGCTCGACCTGCGCCTCATCCGCCTGCCATTCGCGCCATTCACGTGTCATGTCAGACGCAGGGATGTCGACCACCTTGCGCGCAATCCAATCACCACGATACGCAGCCTCGAGATCGAATTGCGTCATCGGCACAAAGCTATAAGCCTGCGACGCAAACTTATCGCGCCCCGGCACGCCCATGCCGGCCAGCAGGTTTACGAAGCTGTCGCGTCCGACCCAGGGAACTTTCGACGGCGCAGGCGCCGCAGGCGTACCACGACCGGATATGCCAACGCTCGCGAGTAGACTATCAACCCACTGGATGCCCATCACAGCGCACTCAATTCAGAAAGCCCGGTCGTGTCCGAGAGCGGGGCGTAAATGGTGACGGATTGATAAGCGATGGTGTTCTCTGTGGTATCAAACAACGCGGCCACGATCTGATCATCCCCAGACGCGGGATAATCATCGGACGACAATGCAACTGCGATTGCTTCTGACCCGTTGACGGCAAGTTCCATTCTGGCCGGCGAGATAGTAACCGCAGTCCTGTTAAGGACCGTGTCCCCCTCGCCCGCATTTATTCCGGCCGAAAGAGTGATCAGCTCAGCAACAACATAACTGCCTCCGGCGAAGAGTTGCGAAACGCTATTTAACTGCAAAAAAACACCAGCGTTCCCATTGGCAGACACCATCGCAAACGGATTAATAGTAAACCCACCCGAACCAAAGTACGCAGTTGTAGTAACAAAGGTTGCACCTACTAAGATCAGATCGCGCGCCGCGCCAATAAAGGCAACAGCCGGACCCCCATTGGAATAACCTAGTTCTATTATGCTCTCTGGATCATATAAAGTAGCCGCCCATCCGTTCTCCGTATTCGGATCACTGCCGAGCAACCTATCCACCGCTACCTCGCCATTCACTTGCGTCCAAGCACGGTCGTTGACGAGGTCAATGTGGATCATCGCATCTGCGGGCACCCATTCGGATGTGCCTTCTTCTTCCCCTGAGGCAGAACTGATCAAGCGCAACAATGCAACCTGTCCCGCACCTGCGCTGGTGATGTAACGCGAACCGTAAAGCTCAATCCCGCCAGACACCGGATTGAGCTGCCCTGTGATCGCATCATAAGTGGCAATCGCACCGTGCGTCACCGCAGCCATCGCGCGAACCCACATATCGCCCGCAAACAAAATGCCAATAGCATCACCCAGCCGATAAACATTGCCGCCAATAGGTGAAACTAATGTCCGATCCAGAATGCTCAAACCAATTAACCCACTAGCGCCACCAAGCACCGCCCCGCGCGCATCCGTCCCCTCCGATACAACTCGCCCAAATGGTATCCCCGCCACTGTCTCACAAATGCGCGTCGCTGAATTGTCATCATTCAATATCGTCGCACAGGCCCCCTCGAGAGCCGGCTGCATCATCGCAGAATAACTGGTCTGAACCGCAGGCATCACGCCGGCCTCAGTGAAAGCCTCTCACTCGACCCATGAAAGCGAGCTATCATACGATCCCGTTCGCAGGCTCTCGACCGCATAACGCAGCGCATCAATCACGTGATTCTCGTCGTCCTGCAGGATCGGCAACACTTCCTCGGTCTGGCGATCGACCTTGTAGGAATAGGTTGTGAGTTCATCGATGGTGTGCCGGCAATTCGGATGTACCACCACGTCATAGCTCTTCAAGAACTCCACGCCGTCCTCGACCGAGCCTTTGCCCTTCTTGGCCGGCACCATGCGCGGATAGCCGTGCTTAGTCATATACGAAATCGTCTCAGGCCGCGCGCTATCGGCAACGATGCGCCACTTGCGTGCTTGGCCGTTCTCGAGCTGGTCGAACAGCGCCGGCGTGCGATCGATCTCGCAGCCAATGGCATAGGCCTCGCGATCCACATACAGCGTCCGACCTTTGGTATAGCAACGGATCAACACCGTCGGATCCTTGGCAAAGCCCCAGTCCGCGCCGAAGTGATAGCGCATCTTCGGATCGCTGCTGAATTCATGCTCGTCGCCCACGCGCCAGTTGTGAAATACTCGCGCCTCGGAATGCTGCTGATACTTACCGAGCCACACGTGGGCATAGCGTTCGGGATCGCGCCGCCGATCGTATTCCATGTCGGCGCGCAGTTCAGCGGGAAACCACGGATTCGCGTCATAGTTCGCATGGACAAAGATCGTGTCAGTGCGATCGGTTTTGCCGATGCGAAAGAACACATCGACCGGATCGTCCATACTGCGCGGGTTCCATGCAAACCATAATTCCGATCGGCTTTTGCGGATAGTCGGCCGCAACATCGTCAAGCTACGCATGCTCAAACTCTGCGCTTCCTCGACATACGCGACATCGAAGCCCTCAAGCGATTTGATTGTTTCGGCAGTGTGGTTCTGCATTCCTTGAAAGATGATCAAGCCTTGCGGCATTCCGGCGCGATCGAGAACTTCAATGCGTTCACGTGTGCAATGAAAGCGATGGCCCACGCTGAACTGCTCGATCTTGTCCTCGATCAGGAGCTTGACGCTTTGCTGTAGGCTGCGCTGATATTCGCGAATGCAGACGATGCGGCTTGCCGGATTCATCAGACATCGTTCGACCACCATGCCTGCGAAGAATTGACTTTTCCCGGCGCCTCTTCCCCCGCACGCGCCCTTGTAGCGCGTGTATGCGAGCAGCGGCTCGAAGACTTCAGCCGTCAGTATCCTCAGCTTCTTCCGCTTCGGGGGTGATATCGATGATGTGTCCGTTTCCGCCGTTGGCTCGGACACGTTCACGAACGACCACACGTTCGATCACCTCTAAGAGCTCGTCGTTTTCACCGGTGTTGAGCGTGATACGAACCGGAATTTTGCCTTCACAGCGGTTGACGATCTCTTGGATAG